GGCCCCATCGAACGCTGTGTTGTGGCACAGTATGGCCCGCTTGCTGTAGTCCAGTGACTTGAGGAACTTGCCGGGGTTGTCCCCCGAGTACCAATCAGTGGGGTAGTCGTTGACCTTGATGCCTACGCCGATGATCTCGAACAAAGAACTGCGAACGTATTGCTCCGTGGTCATCTTCGACAGGCTGTAGTCCTTGTCGTAGTAGGTTTCAAAGTCGATGGTTACGATGTCCATCATTTGCCCCTCGCTTCCAGCATGGCGTCGGCGAACGCATAGGCTTTTTGTGCGATTAAGTTGCGGTCAGAAAAGTCATAGTTGCCGTCAAGCAAAAGTGACTGCATCGCCTCGGCTGCGAAGTAGTCGCGCAGGGTCATGCCTTCTTGTGGCGACCCCCAACCTTCCCAGCGAGGGCTTGGAAACGCTGGCCCACCTGTATCTTTAATCATGTCAGTATCCTTTTCTTTGCTTTGATAGCGATCCAGATTGCTTTGGCTCGCTCGTCTTCCTGCACGAATCGCTCAACAAATTCCAGCATGGCTTCCATCTTGGCGAACTTGTCCTCGGTCAGCATGATGCTGCCCATCTGGATCGTCGAACCGCTGTTGATGGTCAACGTGTTGTCCTTTGTGAGTGTCATCGCAGGGCCGGTGTTGTCCGTAGTGGTGATATGCACCCCTGACATCAGGAGCGGGTTACTCTTGCTCATTGAGCACCTCAAGAAGTTTCTGGATGTAGTGTTGGCCCTTCGACACCTCCAGTGGTGACTCGTCCTTGCTGCCCATGCGCATCAGATACTTCAGCGCACCGCCACGGTAGTAGCCAATGCGTTGGTCACGGGGCCATGTGTCCACCACATCCCACGGCTGCACCCCCATCTCCTTGTAGTGATCGCCCCCCACCTGCCTGTCCTTGGCACGGTGAGAATCAACCCAGCCCTTCTCCACAACAACTTGTGGCTCGTCGATCTGTGGGCCGAGTATCTCTGTAGCGTTGCGCTCTTGGTACTCGTGCATCGCTTGCTTGCGCAGCGTGTACACAGCAGGCAGTGCCATGCTGAACTTCTCAGACACGACACGGGGCGTTGCCAGTGGGTGCTTGAGAAACCAGTTGATGACTTGCTGTTTCTTGGTGGTCTTGGTCTTGCTCATTTCTATCTCCAAAAGGTTATGTAAAAAATGTTGAACACGAGCACAATCAGCGATGCCACAGCCACAAGGACTAGCAAAGCGTTTTGTACTCGTGCTCTCAGGTTCATGGGTTCTTCTTCTTTGGTTCGATTACACGTGCAACTTGTTCCAGTGTGACAAAGCGATGCTCGTTGGCGCACTCATACCTGCGGTACGTTATGTTGTGCGGGCGGCTACGGGTTTCCTTAACCTGTACCCATGTGTTGCATACTGGGCACTTCATAGGAACACTCCGAACTTAGTACGCAGTGCCTTACTCTGCTCACGACATACCTCGTTCACGGCATACACTGTGCCGATCACCGTAGGTTGCTTGCGTGAATTGAGAAACGTGACCTCAGCAGTCTTCACAAATCCTTCGAGTAGTTCCGGTGGGAACTGGTTGTCTTTGATACAAGTGTACAGCAACGTAACCCATCTGTCGTGCTGCCATTGCGGTGCATCCCATCGTTGTTTACCCTTACGTTCTGCTGCAACTTGTTCACAGATAGTCTGTAGTACTCCGAGCTTGGCCCGCACCCTGATACCGTACTTGAAACGGCGCAAGGCACGGAGCCACTCTCGACGTTTGTCTTCGTCGATACGGGACATATCAGATACCAAACTTGGCAGCAGTACTCATGGCAGTAAGTTTGCCGATGTCCACATCGAGTACCACCTCGGACTTCTCACGCACCTTGATCTCGCGGTGCTTGTCCTTGACATCATCAGGGATCAAGTCCCACAGGGGAGGCCATGCCTTGAGTGCCGGGGCCAGAGTGGAGTAGGCGTCGCATACCTTCTTGACCATAGCCACGAACTCGTCGCGGCGCTTGGCTGCTTCCTGAACACGTTGGTGGTAGGCAACCACCTCCGCATGGAACTCGCCCCAAACAATGTTATCCCTGAGATTGATGGAATCTCCATAGGTTGAACTCTTATCGGCCAACCCAGTGTTAGGGAACACATACGGCCACGGTTGTGGCGTAGCGAGATCGAAGGTCATATTGCAAGCGGCATTACCGACCCTGCCGATCTCAATATGCTTCATTGTCTTTAACCATCCGGCAGGAACTTGCGAGATGATTGGCTTGACTTCGTGGAACAGGGTGTCGTAGATACGCTGACCCCATGCGTTGTCGGGCTTCTGCTCCTTGACCCGGTTCACTGCGGGTTCCATCTTGGAACGGGCTTCCCTCTCGATGCGGTCGATGAGTTCTTTGCTGAAACGTACTGTTGCCATGTGATTCTCCTTATTGAATGGGATGCTCGGTTACTGTCATGTTGTCCATCAGGTGCTTCATCTGCACCACGGACGCTGTGAGGAACTGCTCGGTCGTCAGCGTGGACTGCTTGCCGCACTGTGCAAGCATGGTCATCAGGGCGTTGGTCGCCACGTCGAACTCAGTCTCGGCCAGTGCGTCGCTGATCCGCTTGGCTGCGGCCATCACCTGCTCGGTGTACTCGGCATCGTGAAAGATGTTCATCGTTTAACTCCTAGTCTGTGCCGGGCCAGCACCGCGCTGACCAGCGTTTTCATGTCGGGATAGGCCACCCACGGGTGTGGGTCTTCAATGGGCCGCGCCAGCCTGTCGTGTCCGTTGGTGGCACGGGTCACGTACTGGATACCTACGGGGTCATCGAACTCAGGCACGTACTTCATCGTCTGCTCTACCTCGACAATAATGGTGCCCTTGTGTGCGATGTTCATCCGTACTCCTTGGTGGACGAACCGCTGATTCTCGTAGGTGTACCCCGCTGGTAGCGGGGGCACAACACCCAGTGGGGTAGTCAACCTCCCATCTCCACAACTTCACCGAAGGGTGCTTTGCCGGGGTCTGTCGTGACCCACAGCACTGGTGCATCAGGCTGATCACCGAAGCTGTTGCAGCACAGGTCAGTGAGGAACACGATGGCTACAGGGTTGATCCCAAGCTCCACGATCTTGTCGAACACTGGTGCGAAGTCAGTGCCGCCACCGCCATGTGGCTTGATGTCAAGCTCATCATGCTGCTCGTAGGATTCCACGTGGCTGACCTCACTGTCGAAGTACAGCACATGGATACGCTCAGGCATCAGGTCTTCCTTGACCCGCTTGATCTCGGAAGCGAACTGGTTGACAGTCTTCTGGTCGATGGAGCCGGAGCAGTCCACAGCGAAGCACACCTCACCCATCTGCTCACCGCTGACACTGGGCAAGTACAGTCCTTGTGCAATGAAGCGACGATTGAACCGGGCAAAGGATCGCTGATCTGTCCGTGCTTTCACAAGGAACTTCTGCATCACCTCACGCCAGTCCACTTTGGGTTGCAGCACCTCGTCCACAAGACGTTGCATGTTGGCAGACATCTTGCCCATCATCTTGGCTGCTTGCGCAGCTTGGGCCACCTTCACCTTCCACTCGGCTTGCTGTTGCTGCTGCTCGGCAGGGCTACCGTCACCGTCCTCACAGTCATCCAGTGGGCCACCGGGTTCACCAGCACCGGAGCCACCGCTCTCATCCTGTTCAGGCAGGATGTTGTAGATGCCCTCACTGGTGCCGTGCCCAGCGTTGTAGATCGCATCGTTGTGCAGTCCGACCTTGGGCATCCGACCGATACTCTCATCGGTCAACAGCTTGTTGATCACGTAGTCAGCGGCCATGTTCCAGCGTCTGGATTGCCGTCCACCACGTCGGAAGTTGTGCTCCAGCATGGGGTGGAAGCACTCGTGGGCAACGAGGAACTTGACCTCCTCATCAGTCAGGCTGTCCACGAACTCAGGGTTGAACTTGATCCGCTTGCCGTTGGTGGCAGCGGTCTTGATGCTCTCATCGAACTCGAAGGGCATACTCAGGGCGATGGTGCCCACAAAGGGATGCTCCAAGATCAGAGCGGTCTTGGCTTTCGCCAGCTTGGTGGTCAGCTTCTTCATGTCAATGGTTGCAGTTGTCATATCTCACTCTCCTTTAAAAATTGTTTCAGTGTTCGCTCAGACTGTTTGTATTGCAGCAAAGCGTCAAGTTCATCAGCAGTCAGTGGCTCCTCAGTCGTCACCTTGTGCAGTCTGCGGCCTGTCAATCTAGCCCGAAGGCTGATACCCGACATGTTGTGTGGCAGTTGTGCCAATCGAGTGCTGTCAACACCGATGCGTTTGGCTGCATCCACAGCACGTTGGTACGTATCGGCTGTCTGTTCAAGGGCGGCTGACACATCCAGAAAACTGTCTGCATACGGGCCGTCCTCCCAGTAGCTCACGAGAAACACGTAGGCAAACACCTCACAGTGCTCCCATGAATGCACCCATTGCATCCATGATTTTCTTGGCTTCCGCAGCGGTGTCACGGCGCAGGTCAGGGTCATTGCGCAGTGCTTCAGGGTGCTTGATCAGGGATGCCTCAACCTGTTGGCGCATGGCTTCCAAGTTGGGGTCATCGCTGAAGTTCAACCTCGGCAACAGCGCACAGATTTCTCGGGTGTTCTCCAGCATCGAGTCACGGAAGATCGCTTTGGGATCAGCCAGCTTCTCAGCCATGTGCTTGACACGTTCGTAAAGCCGCTGCCATACATCCTTCAGCGCCGCCTGCTCTGCCTCCTTCACACGTCTCTCAACGTCTTGCTGGATGCGTGTCAACTCCTCGCTGCCGATGCTCACCCGGAAGTCTGAGCTTGGCACTGGGAACACAGCCATGTCCATGTGGAACTTGTGCCGCAACTCAAGCACTGGTGGGTAGTCCGAGTGGTCGTAGAGACTACCAAGAATCCGTTGAGCGTCAAGTTTGAGGCTGTCGTAGTTGTCG